CCAACAGTTGGTTGTATAAAGTTTAATTCAGCTACTTCTATAAAAGCTGGTTTTACTAAATACTTGTCAGTATTTTTGTTTGTAAAAGCTATATCAATTACTTGTGTTGGTGTTATCAATGCCATCTTTTAATTTGTTTTTTTCTAATAATAATAACTCCATTTCTTCTGGTGTCAACTCAGGTAGATGGAATATCTTTCTACCCTCCTCTACAGATATATAATCAGTAGGATTAATAGCACCCAGCATAGTAACTGGAGGCTTGTTGACTATATGTAAATCAGAAACATCAAGACCTGCGTGTATTGATAAAATCTTTTTTATAGACCTTATCATCATGTGCTGAGGTTCTTTTACAACCGTTGACATAACTATATCATATATAGTTAGTATCTGTTGATTGTTACCTAAAGAACCTGCAACCTGTATTCCAGACAACGCAGGATTCCATCTATGTGCTGATATTATATTGTCATTAGTGATTTGTTGTAGCTCCATAAAAGAACCGTCACTTGTATCATTAATAACCTGAACATTAGAGGCAGACTCATCTCCATTCTTAGCTATAAAAAGTATCTTAGAGTTATTGTTTTCTCCAGTCAACTTTTCTCTTGCCTCATCTATAAACATTTGAGCCTCATCCTCAGACATATCTGCTCCAAGCTCAATAATTGCTGATGGCATAAAGCCATTCTTAAATCTGTTTAAATTATATTTACCTATTTGGTTTGCTATTTTTATATGGTCTAAAGCTGCCACATAATCTGGTAAACCATAATAATAATATGTGCTTTCATAATCAGAAAAGTGCATAACAGAACGCTGAACGCCTCTTTCTGCCTTTCTAAATTTTGGGTAAATATCTAAGCTTTTTATTTTTGTTTCAGACCTTTTTACATTTGCCCAATTAGGATGTATAAGTATCTTGTCTTGTGTTTTTGCTACTCTTGCTGTTGTCGCATCAATATGATATAGGTTTACAAAACCATTACCAACAACAATTTCAATATAAGCATTACCATGAGTCCAGTAATCTGATATAACCTTTCTCATTACATCATCAAGATTTTCTCCTGACGCATTAACATCTTCCATAAAAGAAGTTAGCTCCTCATTAGAAGAACGAAAACCCTCACCAATGGTAAAGGTTGTTTTTGTTGTTAAGATTGCCCTATGAGTTGACGCAGACCTTGCTAACTCACTAAGATGTTGTGGAAATAAATTATCATCTCCAAAAGGAATCCACTTATTTTTTAATTTATTTAAGTTTTTTACTTCCTCTGGTGCATCTTGAGAAGTCTGCTTAGAAAAACCGTAAGCAAGTAGTTTATTCTTTGCTGGCTTTTGGTAATACCTGCTTCTCTTTTTGCTTGCTTGTGGCTTTTTTGTAGTCATTTACTTTTTTGTTTTTATTAGATTTTTTTTCTGATTCAACCTTAATATAAGGCTTTTTCATTTTATACAACTCTTCTAACAAAAGTTTGTTTTTTGAAACATCCTTTAGAGTTTTGGAAGAAATTTCATACTTACCTACCATCTTCGCACCTCTACCAAATTGTATTATCTCGCCTGGATTATTTTCAAAATATTCTTTATCTAATGTATATTTCATAATATAATTTTTTAGCAAACATAAAGAAAATTTGGGGGAATGTCAAACACCCCCCAAAAATTCAATATAATAAGAGTAGCTATTATTGTAAAGTAACTCCTGCTGTAACAGTTGCAGGGTAAGTAATAGTACCTGTGTACTCAATAGGGTACTCACCTTGCTGTCCAGTCAAAGTAATAGCTGTTCCGTTAGCATCTTGCAACGCAACACCTGTTGATTGCTCACCAGAAGTAAACTCTAAGTAACCTGTTTTTTCAAATATTTGGTCATATCCTAAAACAAATTTGTAAGTTTCACCTGGGTCACAGTCATCAGCGTAAGTCTCTACAACAGCGTAGATACCACAGCTTTGAGCAAGCTCGTCTAACCTTGCATTAACCTCTGCTGTAACTTTAGGAATATAAAACTCTAAAGATACATCTATAATTGTACTACCGTTTTCTCTGGTAGCATTTGCAGTGAAGCCTGCTGTGTTTCTGTCAAACTGAAACTCAAAAGCAGTAGCCGCAGCAGCACCAGCAGCATCAACTGATGGGAAGCTATCATATACTCCAGAACTGAATGAAGGTGTGCCTAATTTGTCTTGCTCTACTAAAACAATTCTCTTTATACCACCTCTTCGGTTTCTGTCGCAACAAGTTACTTCATGTCCTTGTGTAATTGCCATAATTTTAAAATTTTTAAGTTATTAATAAATTTAAGTAATGGGAGGGTTTCCCCTCCCTATACATATTAGTAAGAAATGGTTGCAGCTAAAACATCATCTTTCAGTGCTACTCCAAATGAGTAACTCATTCTGAATCTGTTTTCTTTACAATCTCTGTTATACCACATATCTACATCCTGTACCTCAAAGTCAGTACCTACTGCGATAGCATCTTTTGCTAACAACATAGCACATTCTTTCTTAGCAGTTCCAGATGGAGCGCCAGTTGGCATTGTACCACCATAAGCTGCGATATTTACATCCCAGTCAGGCATTACTTCCATTCTGATTCCGTTGAAAGATAAGTTTGCTATACCACCTTGTAGGTCTTGGTATGCTCCTTGTACTCCTTTAGAAGTTAACTCAGCTCTATACTTGTCAGCAAAAGAACGAGATACATAAAGAAGTTGGTCAGAAGCAGCTAACTCGTTAGAACGAGCAACCATTAAGTCATCAAGAGCTTTGATAGCACCGTCAGCAGGAACATAAGTTACATTAGTAACACCGTCAGCAGCTTTCCAGATACCATCACAAAGTTTTTGTACTGTTGAAGCTTCTCCAGCAGCAGCATCTCCCCACCATAAGATAGTAGAGAAATCTCTCATAATACCACCCATTAGTAATTCAGAAACCATTTGCATAATTACTGTACCGTCAAGGTCTAATCTATCAATACCTTGTCTTAATAATTGAGACTTAATGTGATTGTAAAGAGCAGAAGCTTTTTGTGCGTGTTCTACTTCTAAACGACATAATGTTAAAGTAACATTGTCATTTGTACTTTGCTCAGTGTTTGCTTGGAAACAATCAGTGCCATTAAATGCTTTTGTAACATCTTTCATAGCTGAATACTTGTCAAGCAAAATAGATGAACCAGAAATGTTAGTCATAACATCAAAGTGGCTCAAGTTGTTGTTTGAAATAAATAGAGGCTGTAAGAAATACTTACTTGCATCCTCTTGACTCCATGTTAATGAAGTGTCTATAATATTTGCCATAGTTTTAATATTTTATAATTTTATAATTAAATTTTAAATGTTTCCGCTAAGTTAGACCAAGCATCTGCTTTTTTCTCACCAACTACTGGGTGTGGGTCTGATTCAGGAGCAGTAGCCGTAGGCTTTGCTTCCATCTTAGCTAATTTTTCCTCTAATGATTTTACCTCATCAATTAAGGCAAGAATATTAGATTCTTTTTCTTCTAAAGATTCAGAAAGTTCTGTGTTTTCTTTATTAGACTTGTTAATCATGTCTTCTAAAGATGCCATTTTTTCTGTTACTTCTTCATTGTCAAGAACTTTAACCTCAGCAACATTTTCTACTTTATTTGAAAATAAGTCTGAAATAAAATTCTTTAACTCTTCAAAGTGCTTTTCCATTTTTAATAATTTTTTATTAGAGTTAAACATATCAACTACAATGCTTGTATTTTTGTAGTTAAGGTTATTCACATCAAACTTGGCTGCTAAAGCAATAGGTTCTTCTATACTGTTTATAAAACCAGCTTCAAGAGCTTCGTCTGCCGTAAACCAGGTTTCTTCATCCATCCAGTTACGGATTTCTGATTCGTCTTTCCCTGTTTTACTTACATAAATATTTACAAGCCTATCACTCATTTTATCCATAAGGTCAGCAGCTTTTCTCATATCTTTTGCACCTCCTGTTTCTCCACCCCATACATTATGAATCATAAACAAGCTATTTTGACTCATAGTAACCTCGTCAGCAGCTAAAGCTATTATAGAAGCAATAGATGCAGCGAGACCCTCTATCTTGGCGGTAACTTTTTGAGGCATACGCTTTATAGCGTCATGTATAGCAAGACCATCTATAACTGAGCCGCCTGGGGAGTTAATTCTTAATAGAATTTCCTCTGTAGAGATTTCTTTCATTTCTTCAATAAAGGTTTTGGAATCTACACCCCAATTCCCTATTTCATCATAAATAACAACTTCTGTGCTATTATTTATTGTATTTTTTATATTATACCAGTTCATATCTGTTAAATTTTTAAGGTTAGAATGTTCACGAACCTCGCCATTCATATATGTAAACATTATAGTCATCTCAGTTCCGTCTTCATCAACTTGAGTGACATATAGAACTCCATTTTCATGCAATTCTTTCATTTGTTCTTCTGTGAAGTCATACTTGTGGTCGTAATGAACTTCATTTTTCTTATCAATTTGCTCTAACTTTCTGATAGCCCACTCAACTCCCTCTGTTCCTCCCCAAGCATCCCACATTATGCCTCCGCAGCCCTCATCATAAGGAACATCTTTGTGTTGTTGATGTCTTTTAAAACTTGCCATACGAGCAATAGTTTCTCTACTTAGGGCCTCTCTTCTTGCTAACTGGCCAGCACGAGTCCAGCCCACATTAGTTCCGCAATCGCTTCCGTTTTCTTCTTTATATTTTATAGCCCTTTTTGCATTTGTTGTTGCCGCTTTAGGGTAATCATTGTATGTTTGATTGTAGCCTGAGTTAGCAGATTCACATTCGCTTAATGAATCATACTTACAGTCACCATAATCTCCCCATTTATATTTTCCGCTTTCGCATTTTTTACAAGGCATATCTTCTGTAAAGTTAAATATTTACAAAAATAAAAACATAGTTAGGTAATGTTAGGAAATTTTTGGAACAGAATTAGAAATTAAAAGATTTTTCTTAAAAAATTTGGTTTATAAATTATATTGTTGTATGTTTGCTCAATATTATTAACAAAAACATTAACAAAATGGAAAAAGAAACAAGAAAAGAAACGCTAAGAAGATTATTTATTGAAAATAACTTAGTACAAGAAGATGTGTTTAAGCACAAATTCTACACAATTATTACAAGAGCAGGTATAGATAAGATACAAGCTGCAAACAAAATTGACATCAAATATAATTTAATTTATAATTCTGATGATACAAAATGTGTTATAATTAAAGCCACTGGTAAACTTGGCGATAAAGTTATAGAAACATTTGGTGAGGCTGCACCTATGAATAACACAAATGGTTATCCTGTTGCTATGGCAGAAAAAAGAGCTATGAGTAGAGTTGTTCTAAAATTAGCTGGATTTTATGAGCATGGTGTGTTTTCAGAAGATGAAGCTGATGATTTTAAAAGACCAATGAATGGATAAAGACTGGATTGATGACATTATAGATGACGAGCCTGCTACTTGGTGGCAGTTAGAAAAAATAGAAAGACTGTGTCAAACATCTTCTACTGGCTCAAACTATATATGTCCATCAACTGGTGCGTATAAATATGACCCTAACACATTAACTTATGAAGAAGCAAGTGCCATTATCTATAACCTTAAAGAAAACGACAACCCAAGAGATTGTAGAGACCAATTTTTACTCGTACTTAAACGAAACGGAGGAACTATATGAAATTAAGCAAATCCTAAAGTTTATGCGTGAAAACCTTATAAGGCAAGATAGAGCCTGTTGGTTTATCAGTTTAGATGATTATATATCTTTTTTTAAAATGATACCTGAAAAACTTTGGTCAACAAGACCTATATTCTATTTTAGAAAAGGCAAGTTTGATGGCCTTGGATTACTTGGTGAAAGAGTGCATGAGTATAATATATTATCAAAAACATTACAACTATACTTTGAAGACGGTGTAGGTATGAGATTAATTGATGTTTTAGATAATCGTGAGGAGTTTTTTAAAGAAATTAAAAGTCAAAAGGACAGATTATTAGATGCCTTGACTTATATAAAATTAAATGTAAACGAAAATGAACTTAGAAAAATATATGTCAAATCAAGGAAAATTTGTGATGGGAGGTATTATTGATAACAAAGTAGATATGCTGTTTGAGATAACAGAAACAATGACTGGTGTTACAAGAGACCAAGTATTATCAAATAGAAGAAACCAAGAAATAGCTATGGCAAGAAGCATTATAGGCTATATGTTACATAATGAGCTTGGTGTTACTGTTATGAACTCTGGTAAAATTATTAACAGAGACCATTCAACAATAACTCATTATAGTAAAAGCTTTGACGCTAACTACAATTTTTACTCTAAATACAGAGAACTATACACAAACATTAGTGAGTTATTTTGGAGTAACTTTATTGATGTAGATAGTAAAGATATAGATTTAGAAATTAAAAAATTACAAAATCTTATTGATAAGCTTGAAGATAAAAAAACTAATTTATTAACTAAAAACAATTAATCATGGAAGAAAAAAAGTATGTAAACGGTGTCTTAATTAAAGAAAAAGTTTTTGACAACGGTGGCTCACAATTAAAAATGAGCATTAAGGTTAGTGATTTTATGTCAGAAATAAAAGACATAGAAGACAATGGTTGGGCTAATTTAATTATTAGTAAAAGACAATCACCATCAGATAAAGGTGTTACGCATTATGTTAAGGTTGACACTTGGAAACCTGACCCTAATAAAGCACAGCAACCTAAAGTAGCTGTAGTAGATAACTCTAAAGATGATGATTTACCATTTTAATTTATAGGTTGGTGGGTTGTAGGCTATTTAATTATGTCTCTCCGTAGTTTACGGCCCACCCTCCTTTTTAACAAAACAAAACAAAATGAAAAGAAAATTTAAAGGTATATGGATTCCTGCTGATGTATGGGAATCTAAAGATTTAACTTTGCAAGAAAAAGTCTTTCTTGTAGAAATTGATTCACTTAATAATGATAAAGGTTGTTTTGCAAACAATAATTATTTTGCAAAATTTTTTGGCCTATCAACTACAAGGGTTTCTTTAGTAATTAACAGTCTTATAAAAAAGGGCTTTGTAACATCAAGTATCTTACAATCAGAGGGTAACAAACGAATATTAAAGACCTATTTAACAAAAGTTAAAAACCCTTTGCCACAAAAGTTAAAACATAATAATACAGTTAGTAAAACAAATAATAAAGAAAAAGAAGAACTATTTGACATTTTTTGGAAACTATACGATAAACCAGTTTCTAAAAAACCAGCTAAAGAAAAGTTTATTAGATTATCTTTAGATAACTGTAAGAAATGTATAGAAGTTGCCCCTATATATGTTCAAAGCACTCCTGACAGAAAGTTTAGGAAACACGCTGTAACCTGGCTGAATCAGGAGTGTTTTGATGATGATTATACTGTAAATAATGGACAGATAAATTCTGGTAAATTAAAAGGTATGATATTATGACATTTAGAGATTATGGCATAATAATAAATAAAAACAAAGGACAGGTTAAAACAAAATGTCCAAAATGTTCACATGAACGAAGAAAAAAATCAGAACCATGTTTGTCTGTTAACATAGACGAGGGTATATGGAATTGTCATAACTGCGGTTGGAAAGGTTCTTTAAATAAAGATAAATATATGAGAGAGATACAATATGTAAGGCCAAAGATAAAACCAAAAATATCTAAATATTCAGATAATGTTTTGAATTGGTTTATGCTTAGAGGCATAACAGAAAAAACTTTAATAGCTAATAAAATAAGCGAGGGTATAGAATATATGCCACAATTAGGTAAAGAGACATCTACCATACAGTTTAATTATTATAAAGACAATGAACTTATCAATGTTAAGTATAGAGATGCAAGAAAAAACTTTAAACTTGTAAAAGATGCAGAAAAAATACTATACGGACTTGATGATATAAAAGGTTGTGATGAGGTTATTATTGTTGAGGGTGAAATAGACAAGTTATCTTTTTATGAAATAGGTTTTAAAAATTGTGTATCTGTACCTAATGGTGCTTCTAATATGAAGCTTGAATATATAAAAGATTTCCCTGATGATTTAAAAAAAGTTTATATAGCAACAGATACAGATGAGCCAGGTAGAAAATTAGCAGAAGAATTATCAAGAAGAATAGGAAGAGATATTTGTTATAGAGTAGATTTTAAAGATTGCAAGGATGCTAACGAATATCTATTAAAGTATAATTCTCAGGATTTAAGAGATAGAATTAGTAAAGCAAAAGCATATCCTTTAGAGGGTGTTATAAGTTTAGATAGTTTTGATTTAGATATAGACGATTTATATAAAAATGGTATGTCAAGTGGTGATAAGGTAAATCATGCTACTCTTGACAGATTATTTAGCTTTAAAACATCACAACTAACAGTTATAACAGGTGTGCCTACACATGGTAAAAGTAATTGGCTTGAACATATATGTATGAGATTATCTTGTATGCACAACTGGAGTTTTGGTGTGTTTTCTCCTGAACACTACCCTCTACAATTACATTTTTCTGTATTAGCAGAAAAGTTTACTGGTAAAACATTTAGAGAAAAAACTATATATGATAGAATGAGTAGAGGTGATTTAGAGTTTGCAAAAAAATTTATTTCTAAAAGGTATCATTGGATAAGGCCTGATGGTGATGTTTTTACTATAGACTCTATACTTTCTGCTGCCGCAGGACTTGTAAAAAGATATGGTATAAAAGGTTTAATTATTGACCCATACAATAAAATACACGCAAATATTGGTTCTCAATCAGAAACACAATACATAAATGATTTTTTGACAAAGCTTACAATATTTAAACAAAAATATGATATACATATATTTTTAGTTGCACACCCAAGAAAAATGCAAAAAAAAGATAATGGTTTGTATGATGTGCCAACACTTTATGATATAGCTGGTTCTGCAAATTTTTATAATCAGGTAGATAATGGTATAACAGTTTATAGAGATTTTCAAACAGGCCATAGTCATGTTTATGTCCAAAAAGTAAAATTTAGACATATTGGTGAAATTGGTGAAGCTGTATTTAATTATAATTTACAAAATGGCAGGTATTATGAAATTGCAGAAAGCCCTGACAATGAGCCTTACAAAAATGAAAACACACAGTTGAACTTAATTTAATAATTTATATATTTGCATTATGATAACTTTATTTGAAGATATTACATACGAACTGACAGAATATGAAACAGACACACTATTACCTATTGTTGTTAAAGGTTTAGAAAGAAAATATGGTAAACAAAATGCTATAACAAATAAGAAAATTTGTGAAGCACTAAAAAACAAAGGCTATAAAATAACTGAACCAAGACTTAGAAAAATTATACATCATATAAGGGTTGAACAGCTTATAGTTGGTTTATGTTGTAATAGTAAAGGTTACTATGTGACAGATAGTATTGAGGAGCTTGGCAGATATGTTGAAAGTCTTGCACAGAGAATAAGAAGTCAACAATCTATATATAAAAGTATGAAGCTTTGCATGGATAAGATAAAATTATTAGATAAAAAATTAGGCCTTGATGATAAAATAAATTGGTCTGTAAAACATTAAAATATGGAACATAGCGAATATTATTATGATTATACCAGGAATTGTACTTGTAATGGTAACTGTAAATGTGGTAAGGTAGAAAAACAAGATTGTAGAGTACCGAGATATTATGTTGGTAAAAATGGTTATGAAGCGAGAAAGGTCTGTGACAACTTTAATCTACCTTATCACTTAGGAACTGCAACGACTTATATTTTGCGTGCATACCATAAACATGACACACCCATTGATTGTTTGCGTAAAGCAATAGCACACTTAGAATTTGAAATTGAAAAATACGAAGATAATAGAACTGAAAATAGCTGCTGTTCCAAAACCAAGAATGACCAGAGCTGACGCTTGGAAAAAAAGACCTTGCGTTGTAAATTATTGGGCTTACAAAGATGAGCTTAGATTACTTATGTCTAAAAATGGTTTAGATATTGATAAAGAAATATATGCAGAGTTCTATATACCAATGCCTAAATCATGGAGTAAAAAGAAACAAAATCTGTTCGTTGGCAAGGAGCATGAAAAGAGGCCAGACATAGACAATCTTGTAAAAGGTGTTATGGATGCCTTGTTTAAAGAAGACTCCCATGTTCATACTATATATGCTAAAAAGTTTTGGTCTAAAGAGGCTAAAATAGTATTTATACCTAAACATCTATTGTGCGAATATTTGACTTAACATCAAATTTCTTTCTTTGTTTATATACTATATTTTTAGCTTGTTTTTCTGAAATACCATACTTAACAGAAAGGTCAATAAAAGTGTTACCCACATGACCTTTATTAGACACTAAATATTTATCAAAGTCTAATATCATCATGTAGTTCCTTAATGTTTTAGGGGGTATTAAGCCTTGAGCAGACAGTTGATATATAACATCACCAAGAGCAAAAGTGTCTCCAAATCTTTTACATAGTGACTTGTATAGCGTGTCACGAAACTCAAAAACTATACTTCTTTTATTAGCCATTACCAAAGACCTTTAGGACACTCTATATAGAACTCATCCATTCTTGTTTTTATATTTAAAAAGCAACCGCAAGAAGCACACTTCTCTAAAGCTTTTATTCCAAACGGCTTTCTGTATGAACCACAAGTATTTGAACGACATATAGACATTCTCTTATTAAAGAGTTTTTCTGAGGATTTTTTTACTCCTTTTCCTACAAAGTAATCCCAAAAAATATAAATTAATGTTTTCATAATACAAATATATATAAAATTACTAATTAAAACAATGTACTGTTTGATTCTATTGTAGAAACATCAGTTTGTGTTTGTGTTATACTACTTTCTGTAACAACAACTTCTTGTGTATTTATACTTGCTGTTATAGAATTAGCAAAGTCTTGCATTTGTTGTTCTGGGCTAACTTGTGTAGATTGTAGTCTATTAGCTAAACCTGCAACGGTAGGTGTCATTCCTCCGTCTTGGAAAGAAATACCTCCTCCAGCAACATTCATAGCTGAAAGCTGAGGCCTAAACATAGCTGTTGACCTTTTATTTATAACAGCCTCACCGCCCTCTAATTCAACAACTCTACCTCCTGCGTTAAACTTAACACCACCTTGTGCGTGACTTGGCCCATGAACCATACCACCTTTTGCAAACTGAGGTATCATACCACCAAGCTTTCCAACGAATTTTTGTGAAGCAATAGCGGCAACCTGTAAAGCACTAAGAGAGCCAACTATAGCAGCTAAAGGTATTCCTGCAATAGGCCCAGCACCAGTAGGTGGGGGTGCTAAAGCTGCTACTGTAGCTAAAGCTCCCTGTATTAAGGCAGAAACTATCTGATTTGCTTTTGCAATTTGAAATTCTTTTTTAGCTATCTTTCTTAACTCTTGATTTTTCTTTTCTTCAATATCTTCTTCTCTTTGTGCCGCAATTCTTCTTAGGTTTTCTTTAGCTGCCTCATTATCACCAAGAGCATCAAGTTCTGCTTGCAAGGCATCATCTCTATCTCTTTTATCCATATCAAACCTCTCTTCAATAGCTTGTCTTTCTAAAGCAAGCTGGTTTGTTGCAAAGGTCTCAAAAGCACTAAATGCCATTTGGAAAAGCATATTAAACTGGTCTATCGCACCTGACACAGCATCAATCATTTCATTGGTTGTGTTGTTGTTTATTTTCTTTATAGCGTTACCAGTTTGTACAGCATTTCTTATTCTTGCTTCACCAAACTCTTCATCACTGGCTAACATTTCATTAAGCTGTGTTTGAAAATCTCTGTTTTCATCAAAGTTTAATCCTGTTCTTTGATTAAAGTTTCTGATTTCTTGCTTTATTCTGTTGTCGCCATTTTGTTTTATTAGTCTAAGCTGTTTACGGAATCTTCTTGCTATACCTCTGTTTTCTTGTTCTCCAAAATCATTTCTTAATCTTTCTTGCTCAATTAGACTGTCTTCAAGTATTTTTATTCTTTCATTATCTATTGCGACAAGTTTGTTTCTCGCATCTTGCTTTAGATTTATAACTAACTGGTCATTTTGTTTTATTTTAGCAAGCTCTTCTTGACTCATTTCTGTTAAAAGTCTTTGCGTCAACTCCTTAGAAGCATCACCACCTTTTTCTAAAATATCAAGCTCTTCTACACTTAAGTTTTTCAAAACCTCAAACTTACTTTTGTTGTTTAAAATAGTTTGTGTTTTAATTTCATTATTATCAGATTCTAAAGCTTTTTTTATTCTCTGTGTATTTGTTACAGCTAATTGTCTTTGTTTTGATAGACCGTCTAACTCTGTTTGTAGCTCTTGCCTAATAGCTTCTTTTCTGTTTTCAATTCTATCTGTTAATAAAGCTGCTAATGATTTATTTAGCTCTTTGGTTAGGTCTTTAACTTTATTTAATCCAAACCCTTTTTCTGTGAAGTTTTTAAGTTCTTTTGTTCCTGTTTTTAAACTACCTACTAAGTCATTAAAAAAGTTGTCTAATAAAGAAACCTCAATACCAAGTTTTTCAATACTTTGTCCATTTTTACGACTTGATATTTCAGCAGCTCTGGACTCTATATCAAAACCTTTTAGACCCCCCTCGCCCTCATTCATTTTTTCTACAAAAGTTTCAATCTTATTATTCATGTCTGTTAAATCTTCACCAAACAAACCGCTTTTAGCATTTACCATATCAAAGAACTTTACTAAAGCACTTTTTTCAAACAACTCTTGTTCTTTTTTACCTATAACAATATCTTGCTGGTCTTTCTGCAACTTTCTAAAATCTATAAGCTGCTGGTCTAAAAGTTTTTTTGTTTTAACTCTAAAAGTATCTTCACCTTTTAATCTTAATCTTTGATAAACTTCTGTGTCCTGTAACTGTAAGGCAAGACTTTTCTGTAACTCCTCTCTTTCTTCTTTTAAAGCTTTTATTTCCAAAGCAAGGTCTTCTGCATTAGCCTGTCTCTTTAGTGCTTTTTCTTTTTCTCTTATAAGAAGAAAAGCTCTCTGTCCTGCTGTTCCGTCTTTAATACTTCCACCTTGTTTTTTATCTGCTGCCTCTGCTTTTTTAAGCCTTTCATCAAAATTATCAAGTAGTTCTTTATCAGCCTTTAATTGTTCTTTTGCTAATACTAACTCCTTTTCTTTTCTTTTTATTTCTGATTTGTTTGTAGCTAATTCTAATTTTTCTTCCTCTTGTCTTATTGCAAGTTCTCTAAGCTCAATTAACTCTTCTTCTGTGGCTAACTCTATATCAATAAGACCAAGTTGCTCTTTAAACTCACCTTTAAAAGCCCTCATAGCCCTTGCTCTTGCGGTTGTACCCTCTTCAAGCTGTATAATGGCTTCAAGCTCATTTAAAAGTGCATTGTTAAGTCTTTTTTGTGCTAACTCAGCCTCAGATGTTTCTCTTCTAAGAGTAAAGAAAGCACCTGCAAGACCAGCTACAGCCGTTGCTATATTTATAAATATATTAGCTTTCATGGCTGTTGTTAGAGTTTTTGTTGCCGCAGAAGCACCAAGCATAGCTGTTCTCAATGCCATAAAACTATCAGCCATATTTTTTATACCTGTAATAAGCTTTACAGCACCAACAGCAGCTAATCTGACTGCTAAAGTAGCTAATATAGCACTCGCAACTTTTATTGTATTCTTTATAGCGTTTAAAGCAGTATCACTGTTTGTTATACTTTGTATAAAGTTTGTTAAACTAAAAACTATTTGTCTTAGATTTGTGTCAAACTCATCACCAAGTGCAATACTTAAACCCTCAGCAGCAGATTTTAAAATAGTCATATCACCCTCTAAGGTGTCTAATCTTATTTGTGACATTCTTGAAGCAGCATCCTCTGCATTATTAAGAATATCTACACTTGTTTTTAAACCGCCAATATTTTGCATTAAAGCAAGAAACGCAGGAGCAGAACGCTTATCTAAAAGTTCAATAGCCTCTGTAGCTCCAAAACCCTCTTCTTTTAATTTCTCCATAGCTTCTACAAGCTCTGGCAAACCTGTAACTGGGCCTCCTAATCTCTTAGCTAATTTAGAAGACTCGTCACCAAGTCTAAGAAATACATTTTTAAGTGCGTTACCTGCAATAGAACCACTTATACCATTATCAGCAAGATTAGCCATAAGTGCTGTGGTTTCTTCTAAAGTAAAACCTGTAGTTCTTGCAACTGGTGCAACAAACTTCATAGATTCAGTAAACTTATCAAGGTTAAGTGCGGAACTTGTAAAAGAAGCTGCCATAACATCTACTACATTTTGCGTTTGCACAGCGTCTTTACCAAAAGCTCTAAGTGTAGAACCTGCTATCTGTGCTGACTTAGCAAGCGACTCTCCTGTTGCTGCCGCAAGATTTAGTGTTGCTCCTGTAGCAGCATTTATCTCATCTACACTAAAACCTAATCTCGCAAACTCTTCTTGTAACTTACCTACTTGTGTTGCTGTAAATATTGTAGTAGCACCAAAATCTCTGGCTGTTTTTTCTAAACTTTCAAACTCCTCTGCTGTCGCACCAGATATGGCTTTTACAGCAGCAAGCTGTGCTTCAAAGTCAGTAAAGGCAGTTACAATATTTTTTAAACCACCAACAATAGCTCTTACAGCAAAAGCAGAAGCAATAGCTACAGCAGCAGACTTAAAGGTATTAACAAGCCTATTACCTGCTTTATTAAGGTTGTTAGCACCAGTAGCAGCTTGACCCATACTACCTTTTAAGGTGTCAAACTGTTTCCCAAGTGTTTTAATTTCAGCAGTTTTTTTCTTATACTCCTCGGTATCTTTGGTAAGTTTTTTTAACTCAGTTCTTGCTTTTATTATTTGTTTTTGTAATTGCTCTAATCCCTTAAGGTCAGCTTGAAATTGATATAGTGTAGTTATTGCCATAATTAATAAATTGTTTCGCTTCCGTCAGTATCACCTAAATCATCAGGTGTGCTTGAAAGGTAAAGCTTTTGTTTTTTACCACTTTTGTCTATAAAGTAAACATCTCCAGTTATAGTGTTTTCACCATGTGTAAAGTTTGCAACAACCTCTCCACCATAAAAGTTAATATCACCATTTTTACTAACACTTATTACATTTTGTTTTATGTATCTTTGTAATCTCTCGTTATAGTAACCACCACCAACTTGAAATATGTCAGATGGTTTATATTCATTACCACAACCTAAAACAACCTGACCCTTTCCAGCTACAAGTCTTTTACCAAAAGCTACAGAGCTGTCGTTTACAGAATTTTTATCTTCAAAATCGTAAGATTGATTTGTAATTCCGTTTTTATTTGTATATACTAAAGGCTCAACTACTGTCTCACGAGGCAAACTATTTAAAATATCTATAGTAAGGTTGTTTTTTAAATTAACAGTTGTGCTTTTATCAGGACTACCATCTTCTAAAAGAATACTGTGGTTATCTTTAGTAACAAGATAAGTCTTGTTGTTGACTCTTATTTTACCTGTTTGATTTGGCGTTGAAGTAAGACTCCCATAATTTGTGTTAGGAGGTAATGATAAGACTATACCGCCTTTTCTAAATTTAACATCTCTTTTCCATTCTACAAGCTCAACTTTAGTTAGTTCGTTTTTACCTGGCTTATAATCTACAATTTTGTTGACAGTCCAGTAAGTAGATATGCCGCCATCCATTTCTATTTTTATAATATCTCTATAATCAAATGTAGCAATATCTGTTGGTGTAAGATTCATTTGACAAGTTCTTAAAGCAGCACCACCATTTATTTTTTGATAATAACCACCATAGTATCTGTCAAAAAGACCTCTTTGAAATGTGCTTCCTGAGCCTATATTATACCAAGATAAATTATCTTCATAAGTAGAACTACTTGCATGATTGTAGTTATAGGTATGAGCATAAGGGTAGTTTGGGAAAAAAGCAGGATTACCTAAATCATCTGCTAAAGACCACATATTTGTTTCTGTACTTAATCCATACCAGTTTAAAATTCTAATATTGAATTTAGTGCTATTGTCTGGTCTATCAAAACCATTAAACCAACCCCAACTCATTGGGTCTCCACTCCACATACAAGGAACAATAGGACAGATATTTGCTGATGGATTTGTGGGTATAGTTCTATCTCCCTCAAAACCTGTATTTCCTTTGATTCTAAATGTTGGTGAAAAAACATCAGTTCCAAGAGCAAATGTTTCTTTCCTATATAAATCTCCATTCTCTATATCTAAAGACCACAGCTCTGTGTTCATACTTGTATTATATCTTTCAGTAACTATAGTATCACTGTCATCTATCTTGTACTTAAACTCTGTAACTTTAGCCATCTCCTCTATGATAAACTTGTCAGACCAATTAGATTTATCTATCTTTTTTGACCAATCAAGAACCTTGCCAGAACCATAAAAATCATCATAAGGTTCAACAAATACAGTTCTTGTATTTTCATCAGCAGTCCAGTGTAAATTAAACAACTGTGTCAATCCTTTGATAAAATCTATTTGCTTTGTGCATGGTAAAATTTTCTCAAGATTTATTGCTGTTGGTGGTGTGTAAGCATTATCTGCTAATGGGTATGCTACGAAATCTTGGTCTTTTATCCAGCCTTTTACTTTGTTTAAAGGCCCTGCGTTACCAAGACCTGCAAAATTTAATCCTCCAAAAGCCACCTGAACCTCATCACCAGCAACAAGGTCTATATCTATATCAATCCAATGAGTGTTCCAGGAATTATTACCATCTGCTTCAATATTCCAAACAGCATTTTGTGAACCTATACCATTATAAGGTGGCTCTGTAGAGTCAGTAGGATTACCCATCATATTTAAAGGGCCTGGAGTACACTGATTAAAAAAGGGAGGGTTATAATCAATTACACAACCATTTACATAAAGCCAAACAGACCATCTACCCTTGTTATCCCCAAATCCATTTTGTTTTAACTTTACTCTTGCTGAGTAATAAAGTCTATATCTACCAGTAAAAGGAACTTGATAACCGCCATTCACAAAGTTTGATGTGTTTTGTATATAAGCAGGTGCGTTTAAGACAGGGTTTAATGATGGGTAATATCTTCTATATGTGTTTCCCCCAGTCCCAGTAGCAGGTATAGTTGGTAAACTTTCTTCAGCCGCAAGAGAAGCTGTTGTATAGTAATCACCATCTTCACCAAAGGTGGGTATGTTGTCTCTATAATCTTCACCACTTGTGTAAGGAACAATGAGCTTCTTAAAAAAATCTGTGTTGAAAAAGTTACTATCTACTGTGTAAGGTGTTGGTTGGCCGTTATTTTCTATTTGAGAAAATATAGCATCAACTATTGCTTTTACATATAAGGCTGGGTGTAAATCATCTTGTGATATAGTTGTGTTGTTACCGTTAGACCACTCGCCATAACTAATTAAAGGATATACATAAGGAATTTGGTCAACAGTTTTACTCCAACTCTGTGTAATGTTATCATAGTTTTTAAAATGCTTACCATCACTTGATTCTTGTGTTATATTAAAATCAAGGTCACAAATTTTTGTGTCACCAAGTCTTTGTGGCCAAAAGCTTGGGTCTTCAATAATATGGCATTTATATGCTCCACCTTTGCCAGTTGACATTTGCTCAATTCTTGCATAACCCTCAAAAACATATATACCTTTTGCTTTTATTCTTGCTTTTCTCCAAGATATATCTTCTCTTTTTCTAACAGAGCCATCAGCAGTCATGCTTTTTAAAATCCTTTGATTGTGATGATTTGCAGGAAGCTCAAATGTTTTAGAAAAACCAGAAGACCTCTTACCAGGCTGTTTTACATTTGCAGAGTTAAAATTTAAAGATAAAGGAACTTTGTCAACATCTAAAATATCTAAATACTCATAATTTTCAACATCTGTCCTTTCAATAAGGTTTTTTTCTATTTCCTGTGTAATAGGTATAGATTTTTCTACCGTAGTGTAACCTGCGTTGTATATTCTTAAATCTCCTATTATAGCTGAGTAAGGCTGACTTTCGTCTATTGGTTTTATTTTAAGTAAACTTTCAGTATATGACGCTATTCTTTTTCTTTTGTAACAGTTTGGGTAAAATGAACCATAATCACTATCATTTTCAGGTTTTACTGCAACAGAAGCTACTGATGCAACTAAACCAGTTGTTTGTATTACATTATCATAAAAAGGAACTACAACCGTTGTAAATCCTGGTTCTGTTATATTATAAACATAGCCTGAACCATCTTTTTCAAAATTTATTTCAGACATAGCAAACTCAAGGTCATCAAATTGGCCTGCTCCTATAACATTTTCTTCTGGACATAAAATTTGAACAGTACAGTTATTTAATTCATTTATTGTAATATTTATTTTTTTACCGCCAGTAGAAGCGTTTTGACAAGGAGAATATGGTTTGTTAGAATACCTTTGAGAAAGTGCTGTACTATACCAAAAAGCAGGAAGAGCGCCACCACTATCATAACCACCACCAAAAGTCATGTTGGTTGGAATAGCAGAATAATTGTCATCTTCACTTCCTTGTATACCGTCTAAACCTGCGTCTTGATAAGCCATAGGCACTTCTACATCCCAACCCTCTCCACCGCTTAAGTGTCTTCCCTGTCTTGTAGAGTCAAATTTTATAGCACCTGCTATATACTCCCAAAGATAACTATGCTCCCATGGTGATACTGTAAAATTAAAACTACTCCAAAAATCTACTGTTTGAAACCAATTTAGAACATTGTCTAAATACTGTTCTGGAACAGGAATACCTTTTTCTACTAAATCACTACCGTTATACAAAAAACCATAACTTGTTTGTTGTGTAATTTGTTCTGAACCTAAAGTTTGTGCTATTGCAGATAATGTTGATTCTTTACCTCTTCCGACAGCACGAACAAGAACTGTTTGACCAAAACCCTCTAATATTTCAAAAGAAAATGTAAAACCAGCAGCCCAGGTGTTAGGTATTCCTCTGGCATATAAAATACGACCCTGCTCTGTGTTCTCTCTGTTTTCTGATGCTCTGTTCTCAGAATCAGTAGGGTAATTCTCGCTATCCATAGAGTAAGTATTACCATTGAATAATGATGATGTACCTGGTATTATATTACTATCTAAAGTAAACGCTATAATACTGTTTGGGTTATAAAAACACATACTGCCACCACTTTGCGGATTGTATGTAAACTGATTGCCAAATAAGTTTGTAAATTCACCGTAACCAAACCATGGCAACCCAGCAGGGTCATCATCTACCCTATACATAAGTCCATTTAAGTTTAGAGTAGAGGTGTCGTTTGGTAAAGAATAAGGCGACTGTTGATAATCATTTTCTATAAGCCATTGTATGCCTATAGGATTTAGATACTTATAGTGTTGGACAATACCACCAGCATACGGTGTAAAACTGTTAAAATCAGGATTAGAAGCGAGCTGTTGAGTACAAATCTTCTGCTCATCAAAACTTCTCCTTGTTATTGAGCCAGTCTGTATTTCTGTTGTAAGAGTTAATCTTTGCTCTTCTACAGATTGTACTGCTACTTCTAATATTAAATCGTTTATATTTGGAGAATCAGCCATATTAATTTTTTTGTACTAATGTGTTTTCAGATAAAGTGTATTTAAACTCTATAAAATGTCTGCCGTTTTCTGTTGTGTGTAGCTTATAGCTTGACTTTATAATATTTATAGCTACAAGCCCACCACTACCAGTTTTAGTTTCAGAAGTTTGATTTATAGTTGTTGTTATCCATGTTAAAGGCGAAACTATAAGTTCCTCAAGCCAATTTGCATCTTCTGTTGTAACAGGTTGTGAAAAAACAGTAAATACTTGTTTTCTCTTATTTAACAAACTTGTTCTTGAATGTTGACCTCTTAACACACCAAAAGTTTGAGAGTCTGACCTATCAAAATTTGTATGTCTGTCAAACTCAACACCAGAAACATCTGTTTCTTTAGATATAGTTCCTGTGGCTGTAAAGAAGTCAAAAGCACCTCTCATATTTTTAAATATAAATGTTGTATGTTGACATTTGTCAAAACCATCAGTTAGCTTGTAATACATTGGCAAACTTCTTCTTATAACATTACCAGTTGCAATACTTTTAAAATTAAAACGAATCCTCATTTCATTAGTTGCTAAAGTTCCGTTATTGTTCAATAGCATATTTTGATTTGGAGAGCCGACAAGAAAAAGCCAAAAACTTAAAACTAAAGGATGAACATGAAAAGCTATATGTTGGTCAATTATGTAGTTTGCAGGAATCTCCTCTATGACACCTGCACCGTTTCTAATTTCTAAAAAAGCCTGTCTTGTATTTATGTAACTATATAGTAGTGGATAGAAAAAGTAAAATCCTTGCTGTATGTCAATAACCTGGTTTCTTGTTTGATTTGTCATTAACAAAGCCTCGCTACTGTTAAACCAAGGTGAAGCACTATTGTTACTATAGTTGGCAACAAATCTATCCATTTTTATATAACTGCCTGATGTGTCAGTAGCCTCATCAACCATTGTGTTTGTAGCTGTAACTATAAAAAAGTTTGTATCTTTTTCTGTGCTATCATCCTCTAAAGAACCGTCATTAGTTTCAATAACTGCATTTATTTTTAACACAAACTTTCTCCATAACATTTTGTCAAAATTTGCACACCAGTTTTGATTATAAAAAGATTCTTCATCCTCAAAATAGTTAGAACAATATTCTGATACATTAAAACTAAAAATATCACCGCCATCATCAGTATAACCGTTCATTTCTACTAAAGTGTCTATAAAGTTACCTGAACCTGGCACATCCTCAAGTAATAAACTACCCTTATAATGTGCAACTGTGTTACCGCCTGAATTTGTAGTACGAACCCTAATAACTATAGGTCTTTGACAACTTACAAATTTACCATGCGGCTGACTTATTATACTAAAATTTACAGCCATATTATCTTATGTTTAATTCTTTATTTAATTCTTTATTTATCTCCATGGCTAATATAGCGTTTAAATCTGACTGTATTTGCTTTTCCATATCTTGTTTCAATGAATCAAGCCAGCCTGTTGATTTTACTGTCCTACCCCTTTCACTTGCTGCATTAGCAACTTTAAAAGCCATTCTTTTCGCAGATTGCTCATCTAAACCATATTTTGTTTTTGCCCAATTAATCAAAGCACCTATATAATTACTTTGGCCACCTGGGCTTCTAAATTGTCCGTAGGGTGCATCTGATGGTGTTCTACCAAATTTATTACTACCACCTGTGTTTAACCTTACAGCAGTGTCACTACCTTGAAAATCCCATAATAAAAAACCAGCAGTTAACCTTGGAAATGTTGCTCTAATACTATCAGAAGTAGCATAAGTTGTTGACTGTATTGATGTGTTAGAACCAACAATACTTGTATTCAAGGCATTTCTCATTTTAGACTCTGTTCTAAAACCAGTTTTGTGCAAAGCTTGTATGACATTTTGTAAAATCATATTATGGGTTTGAAGTTTCTGAGCCTGGATAAACTGGTGGGAAAGTAGGTGCTGAATCTGTTGTGCTACATGGGTCATCATCTACATAACAACAAGTTCCGTCATCTACACCAGCATTAGGGTCGTAGTTAATAGCAAGTGGGTCAGTACAACCACAAGAGCCAAAATAATCTTGACATGGTTCGTTACAACCACTATTACCTGTAGAGCCACCACCACAAGGGTCAACGCTAACAGCAATATTTGCTATAGCATCAAATCTAACACGAAGAGCTACTACTTTATCATTTAAAATACCTTTTTCTCTTGTTATTGTTATTTTGTGTTTTGGTATATGTGCTTTACAACCTCCACCACCACTTATACCAAGTGCAAGACAAGAAAGCATATTCCAACATTTTAATTCTAACTCTGCCATAATAGCTATAACATTGTCATCAAATATTTGAATACCTTGTGTACTACCAGCAGATATAGGTCTTGCCATAATACATTCAAAAGTGTAAACTTCTTTTACACCCTCTGCTATGTATGATGATGGATAATTAACATTTAGTAAATCATAACAAACATTGTGGTCAAAATTTATTGATTCTGGAGAACCCACTTTAAAAGTACAAAATCCTGCGGCAGTAGCACAAGATTTAAAGTCGTTCATAAGAGAAACTAAGTTGTATTGTGTTGTATAAGACATTTTATTTAT